CATCTTGACATTGTTCTCAAAACAAGGTATAATATATATGTAAGTTGAGAAAAGAGGTTATATTTTATGTCGCAATCTTATGAAACTCGTATGGAAATGATTCGCAAAGCATCTAAAAAATTTAATGCTAAAATCAAAAGAAATCAAAATGTTCGTAAAACTGAAACCAGTTACATTGATCAGGTTCAGAAGTTTAATTACGATACAGGTGATAACATTTATGCTTGGACAGATGCTCCAAAATATGTTGATGAATACTATGGTGATCGAGCTCGAGCACAGAGTGATTATGAAAATGAGTGGAATTAGGAGGATATAATGACTCAGATTTTTACAGTTTATCAGATCGACCTTTCAGACATTTCAGATCTTATCAATGCAGAAGGTTGGAATTGTCATGTAAAGGCAGTGGCACATATCCAAAGCACCATCCACGACAATCCTGCAATTAGTGTCATGCACTTTGATAGTTGCTACACAAAGGTAGCAGAAGTTGTTGCTGATGATTTGAACCATGTGTTTGAAGTTGGTAACATTGGACCTGAGGATCGTATTACACGGTTTGCTCGTATGCATAGTTTTAGTGTTGGTGACATCATTGAGGATGCAGAAGGTAATCGTTGGATGGTCGCTAAAGTTGGATTTATCCCACTTACTGAAGCATTTAAAAAGGCAGCATAGGCGTAGAAATGGTTGATTATTCTAATATGTCATCCGATCGTTTGATTGCCGCAAGAGTTATGACTGGTGAAATTCAACGGATTCGTTTGATGATTGAACAAGGTAATCACGATACAGATTTTCTTCAACAGGTGATTAACTATCTTGAAATGAGAATTGAAAATATGAAACATAAAGGACATGGTTATGATGAATAGACGTGAAATGATTAATGAACTTCAAAGTGGTATCTGTGAAGTTGAATTTACAAAAGTAAATGGTGAAACTCGTGTAATGAAATGCACACTTGATCCAAATATTATTCCTGCTGCGACTAAGGAAGATCCGTTGTCACAGAAAAAAGTTCGTGCAGTTAACGAAGAAGTCCTTCCTGTTTGGGATATTAATAAGGAACAGTGGCGTTCATTCCGTATTGAAAATGTAACAAGGTTCAACTAATGACTATGCATCTTGTTCGTGGTATGACCACTACTCGTACTCGTAAACAAAAACCTCGTAAAAAAACTGCCGCAATTTTGCATGAAGAAATGTTGACTGCAAAGTTGCTCAAGAAAGTTGGTTATAAGCCAGGTCTAAAAGCATCTTATGATTTTCCTAATTATAAAGAGTTTAGTAGAGAAACTTCACCAACATCTAATAAAGTAGTTCCTATTGATGGTAAGAAAAAACCAATGGAATATACTGGAAATGTCGTCATTGGACAGGCATATAACAAAGGTGGACTGCAAGTGTTGTCTGCAATTGAAACAAATGACCCATCTACGGGCAAACGGAGATAGTAATGAGTGATTCTATAGATTTTAAACAAATTGAATATCATCAAATGACAATCTATAAAACTATGTCAGTAGGAACTGATTGGATTGAAGAAAATGGCCTGACAGTAGAGAGGTTCAAAGAAATCCTATCACATCAATCAAGTGTTGGTTGGAATGCTTCAGAACCATATGGTGATGAACCGACAGATGAAGAATCTGATATATTCATGGAAATCGTATGGAGTGCAGACTGTATTGACTCTGAAGAGGATTTATGGACTGATCGTAAAGGTGGTTATGAAATTGATTATGAACTTATCGTAGAGGAGTCTGAATAATGGCTAATCATGTACATTTTTCGGTGAACTTTCACCAAATTAACGATGCGGCAAAAGAAAAACTAAAAGAGATGTTTGATCGTATTCGTGAGGATGCTCCACACAAATGGTTCTCTGATATGTTTGTTGAAGGTGATACTACCTATGAGATGACAGAGAAGTATGAATGGACTTATGAACACATCGGCCCAAAGTGGAGTTACTTTGAAGATTATCATGCAGAAGGCGAACCATATTTCAATGGTGAAGCGGCATGGAGTCCCCCAACTGATGGAGTAGTTAAACTTCTAAAAATCTTAAAAGAATACGATCCTAAAATCATTGCAACGATGACCTATGAAGATGAAGGCCCTAACTTTGTCGGTGCTGATGTATTCTACAGTGACTATGTTTATGAAAGTATCGAATATGACTACGATGAAATCATTGATATGGTGATTGAAGATTCTGAAACTTTGACTGAAGAGTCTTACGACAAAGATGAACAAGAATGGGTTGATGAGGATGCCGAAGATACATTTCGTGATGAAATGTGGGATGTCATCAATGACAAGACTTGGAACTTCTGTATGGAAGAAGTCAATTATATTAAAGAACATCCAGAAGATTTTGAGGAATAGAAGAAAAACATTACTTGACATATATAAAGAACTGTGGTATGATATATGCATAATTTGATTGTTGAGGAGCAAACATAATGGCAATACCAAAAAGAACTCGTAAAAAAACAGTTAGAGCTCGTGCAAGAACAGGTCTTGCAGCAGTTCCGATCGATAAAGGATTTGATGCTGTCAAGGACTATTTTCATATGGAAATAGATCGTAAAGAAATTGTTTCTCAAGTAAAAATCTACATCAAAAAGACATTTAATAAATCTGATGTACGTGCGGCACTTGCATGTCCAGAGTATAAAATCAATTATGGATATCTTGGTGCTACCGCATTTTGGAACAATCAGAATTTGGAAAAGTCTGAAAAGACTGAAACCTTTACAAATCATCTCAATGGTAAAATCAATGAGATGATTGAAATGGGTCAAAAGATCCTAAATGAAAAGAAAGCAGAAGAGAAAGTTCAACAAAATATTATATCACTTTCTCCAATGCAAAGACTGCAAAATAAAATCAGTTCAACGATTATGCAAGATCTTCTTGATCTTGAGGATCAGTGGATAAATGGTGAAGAAACCACTCTTGATGTTTATATGCAGTTTAAGAGGTATGGTTTGGCTGGTTCGGCTACAATGCCAGTCCGCCAGGTGATTGAGGGATGGTTGATAGATTATGAAGATGCTTATCATAAGCGATGTGAAGACGCCGCTGAGGGGTATTCACATTTGAAAAAACCTGAACTCAATCGCCGTATTAAAGCGTGTCAGGATATGCTCCTCGATCTTGACCGCATTAAGTCCGCTGCCAAGGCAACTCGTAAAACACGAGTCAAAAAACCAAAGGCAGCGGACAAACAAATTGCAAAGGTGAAATATAAAACTGAAGATGCTAATTTTAAATTAGTATCCATTCCACCAATTCAAATGGTAGGTAAGATGCGGTTGTTCACCTTTAATACGAAGACTCGTATGTTGACTGAATATATTACTGAGAGTGCTAATGGATTTCAGATCTCAGGTAGTACGATTAAGAACTTTGACCAAGTGAATAGTCGTACAGTCAAGCTTCGTAAGCCAGAAGAATTCCTTACATTGGTACAAAACAAAACACCAAAACAAATCGATGCTAAATGGAAAACACTTACTACAAAGAGTAGTGTACCTAATGGTCGAATCAACGCAGATACAATCTTATTGAGAGTACTAGATAAATGACGATTGAAGAAAACTTCTTAACGAAATCTAAATTCACGAAATTGGTCGAATCGACCGTTCTTGAATTACATATTCCTTACATGGAGGCTGTATTGCATCTATGTGAAGAAAACGACATCGAACCAGAAGATGTCAAAAAATTTATCTCACCAATTATACGAGATAAAATCGAGGCAGAGGCAATGAGTCTAAATTTTTTACCAAAAATGAATACACTTGACTCTGCTTTTTTTGAATAATGGTATATATATTATACATATCGCTTTACCTTAAGACGAATATGTGGTATAATAATACTTCAGTTAACATTTCAGTAAATAAAGGACAATACGATGTCATTCGAAAATCTAAAACGCAATCGCGATCAAATCTCCAAACTCGTTCAAGCAGCAGAATCCGCTGGTGGTGGTGAACAAAAATCATATGTTGATGATCGAATTTGGAAACCAACTGTAGATAAAGCCGGTAACGGTTATGCAGTACTTCGATTCCTTCCAGCAATAGAAGGTCAAGAACTTCCGTGGGTACGATATTGGGATCATGGATTTAAAGGTCCAACTGGTCAGTGGTATATCGAAAACAGTCTCACTTCTATTGGTCAGCCTGATCCAGTTGGTGAACTTAACTCAAAGCTCTGGAATTCTGGTATTGAGTCAGATAAAGAAAGAGCAAGAACACAAAAGCGTAGACTTCATTATGTGACAAATGTTTTGGTTTTACAGGATCCGTCAAATCCTGAAAACGAAGGCAAGGTAATGATTTACAAGTTTGGTAAGAAGATCTTTGATAAGATCATGGATTCTATGAAACCAGAATTTGCAGATGAAACTCCGGTCATTCCCTTCGATTTTTGGACTGGTGCAGACTTTAAATTGAAAATTCGCAATGTTGAGGGATATCGTAATTATGATAAGTCAGAGTTTTCGAGCCCAGCTGCTCTCTATGATGGAGACGAAGCCAAGTTGGAAGCAGTCTATAACCAACTACATGACCTCAGTGAGTTCACCAATCCAAAGAACTACAAGTCATACGATGAACTTAGAACAAAGTTGATGCGTGTACTTGGTGAAGAAGTTTCAATGGGTGCACCAACAATGAATCAAACGATTCAAATGAATGAACCTGTTGCAGCTCCTGAACAAAGAACTGTAGAACCAGTCACTGCCGAATCAATGAATATGGCAGATGACGATGATGATACTATGTCCTACTTTGCTAAGTTGGCGAATGAAGGATAATATATAACAATGCAACCGATAATGTATTTCTCGGCTCTGCTAAATTTT